CGATCCGGGGTCCTCCCGCGTTTTTGATCTCCAAAACCCAGTTCTTGCCTATAGGCGTGACTGGGGTAGTCCCACGACGGACCACCAACCCTCGACCTCGGCGGCCCTCAACCCTAACCCTCAAGTAGAGGTTGAGGGTTGGCATGCGCCTGGGAAGTGTCCGTGAAACTGGGAATCATTTTCATCTAACTTCGCAGGCCCGCCGTTAACTTCACCGGCATGACGTTCAACTTCACCGGCGCGCCGTTCCGGGGGGACCGGGGGGACCTGGGGGACCGTTTCTCTTAAACAAATCCAGAACATGTTTTTTGTTACACAACGCGCACACATGCGTAGACACGCATGTGTGCGCGCGTATACGCGCGTAACGCGGGGCGTGTACATGTGTGACAAAAACTTTGTTTCCAGAGCGGACGGCCGGATCGCTTCCCCCGGTCCCCCCGGTCCCGGATACCGATGGGACTCCATGTGTTACTATGCAGGCATGGCTGATGACGATGGGGTGCTCAAGCCCCGAGAGGTGCGCGTGGCCGACCTGACGCCCGAGAACCTGCGGATCCTGATCAAGGACATCGGCGGCCCCGGCTACTACCCGGCGGCGGACCTCTACCGCTGGTATGTCGGCATGGCCCGGGAGGTCGACAGCGAGCCGGTGACCAAACGCAAGTTCGGGGTGGCGCTGACTCAGCTCGGCTACAAGAGCACCGTTCAGCGCAAGCACGGCAAGCCGACCCGCTGCTGGGTCATCACCCGGCGCGCGGAGCGTGAGGAGTGAACCCGGTTCTTCAGCGGGAGCTGGACGCCGTGGAGGCCGTGGTCTGCCAGATGGTCAAGGACCGGGGGCGCGCTGACTTCTTCCCCGTGGAGGACATCTACAAGACCTATGCGCAGTCGGGCGCGGTTCCCCTATCCAGAGGAAGGGTGACCCGGCGCCTGACCCAGCTCGGCTACACCCGGCACACCGAGAAGGGTGTGAAGTGCCGGTGGTTGCATTGACTGTGAAGTGTCAAGCGGTCATCGAGGCTGAGATGTCCTATCAACCCGTAGGATGGCGCCATGCTTGAGCCCGTGCTCCTCGTCGTGTACGCGCTGGCCGTGGCGCGCGTGACCGGGCTCATCCAGGCGGACGGCATCACCGAGGGACCACGCGAGCGACTTCTGGTCTGGCTGGACGACCGGCCCAAGACCCTCGGCGCCTTCGTCGCGGACCTGATCCAGTGCCCGTGGTGCGTGTCCATCTGGGTCGGAGCCGTCGCCGCTCCCCTGGTGTACTTCTGGGGCGACCACCCGATCATGGTGATCCCAGCCCTGATGCTCGCCTTCAGCCAGGTCACTGGCATGTCGCACAACCTGGGGAGGTAAGCCCGTGGCCCTGAAGCGTCCGCGCACCACCGACACGCCGCCGCAAGACCCCTTCCGCCGTCAGTCGCTGTCCGGCGCCGTCGCACTGGTCAGCCTGGACCAGGCCAGCTCCTGGAAGACCTGGAAGTTCGGCAACCGCGAATGGCAGGCCGAGGGCTGGCGCCTCTACGACATCATCGGAGAGCTGCACAAGCTGTCCGGCCGGGTGGGCGACAGCATCGCCCAGGCCCGGCTGTACGTGACCGAGGTGGACGAGACCGGCGAGGAGCAGGGTGAGGTCCAGGACGTCACTATCGCTCGCCTGGCGGCCATCCCCCTGGGCACCGGCGCCCAGCGTGACGACAACCTCCGCCTTGCCGGGATCGACCTGGCCGTGGGCGGAGAGTGCTGGATCGTGGGCGAGGGCGCCGCCGCTGGCGACCCGACCACGGCCGAGGGCAACTGGTTCGTGGTCACCGGCGCGGCCTTCAAGAAGCTGGGCGAGAGGATCATCGTCAGGCGGCCCAAGGTCCGTGATGGCGGCGAGCTCGAGCTGACGGACGGCAAGGACATCCTGATCCGCTGCTGGCGCCCGCACCCCAACGACACCGACCAGGCCGACTCGTTCACCCGCTCGGCCATCGTGCCGCTGCGCGAGATCGAGCTCCTGACCAAACGCGAGTTCGCCGAGCTTGACTCCCGGCTGACCGGCGCGGGCTTCTGGTTCCTCCCCGAGGGCATCGACTTCCCGCGCGGCGAGGACGACCAGCCCGGGCTCGCCGGGTTCATGGCCTACGCCCAGCGCGCGGCGGCGGCCAGCATGGCTGACCAGAGCACGGCCAGCGCGATGGTGCCGATCATGGCCACCGTGCCGGACCACATGATGGAGCACCTGGACAAGTTCCGGCCGATCAACTTCTGGTCCGAGCTGTCTGCCGAGATCAGCCCGATGAAAGACAAGGCCATCGCCCGGGTGGCCAGCATGGCCGAGATCCCGGCCGAGGTGCTGACCGGCATCGCGGACGCCAATCACTGGACCGCCTGGCTGATCTCCGACGAGGGGATCCGCTGGCTCTCCGGCTACCTCGGCCCGGTGGCCGACGCGCTGACCCGGGGCTTCCTGCGGCGCGCGCTGACCGTCATGGGCATCGCCAACCCTGAGCGGTATGCGTTCGCTTTCGACACCTCCACGCTGGCCGCCAAGCCGAACCGGCTCGACGAGGCCGTCCAGCTCCACGACCGCTTCTTGATCCGCGATGACGAGGTGGTCAAGGCGGGTGCGTTCAGCGTGGATCAGATGCCCACGGTCCCGGAGCGCGCCGCTCAGATCCTGCTGAAGCTGGTCCAGACCCAGCCCGATCTGATCCTGGACCCGGCCGTCCAGGCTGCTCTCGGGCTGCCGACCGTGGAGCGCGTGGGCCTGCCGCCCACGGCCGACCAGAACACTGATGGTGACCTGGACGACGATGAGCCGGTGAACGACGGGCCGCCCAACGACGGCAACCCGGAGGAGCCGGACGAGGCCAGCGCCATCACGGCGGCCCTGGACACCCGTATCCGCCAGCTTCAGGCCGTGCCCGCCCAGCCGCCGAGCCCGGTCAACGTGTTCAACAGCGCAGCCCGGCTGATGGTCTACCGCGCGCTCGAGCTGGCCGGTGGACGTCTGGCCACCCCGGCCGAGCGGCGCGGGCGTCTCAAGGACACCCCCCGTCATGAGTTGCATTCACGTATCGGCCCGATCAGCCCGGACCAGGCGGAGAAGGTGCTGGCCGGAGCGTTCAATCACTGCGCGCTGGTGGCGTCCGATCTCGGGGTGGACTCCGGTGAGCTCGAGCGGCTGCTCCGGGGCTACGTGACCGAGCTGCTGACCCGGGGCATGGCGCATCATGATGACCTGCTCTTTGCCGCTCTGACCATTGCCAACCGAGGACGAGGACTGGTGAACGCGTGACTACCAAGACCAATGAATGGAGCCGGTCGTCTTTCTGCGCGGACAACGCGTGCGTGGAGGTCAAGGTCGAGTTCACCTCGGCGTCCGGCTGCTCCGGCGGTAACTGCGTCGAGGTCGGCCGGGACGGCCCTGTCGTGCTGGTGCGTGACTCCAAGAACCTGGACCATGCTCCCCTGGGCTTCAGCCTGGACGACTGGTCCGACTTCCTGGACGCCATCCGGTCCGGGACGATCCGATGAAGCGCGCCGCCGACCGGCGGCCCGGTCGTCACGTCCTGGTGATGCCCGCCCCGGGCTGGGTACTGACCTACCTGGTCGGGGTGGCCTACGTGGCCACCTCAGCGCTCTACCTGGCCCTGAGGCTGGCGGCATGAGCCGCGCCCTGGCCGCCATCCTGCTGGCCTACGTCGGCGCGTTGGGGGCCATCTCGGCCTACCTGACGGCGGCCATCACGTGAGCACCTACTGGGGCACCGGCCGGGGCTTGTACCGCAACGGCAACCTGATCGGGATGATGACCACCCCGGACGATGCCGCCGACGTGGCCGATGCGATGAATGCCCGCGATCGTGTCCTGGCAGCTCGGGGGACCTTTGCAGGTCCTCCCGGTAAGGAGCAGCTTTACCGGGTTGACCCCTTACATCAGGTCACCTGTGAGCGCACCGGGCCGCACCGGTGCCCACTGTCCGAGGGCGATCCGGTCAACCACACGCCGGACGGCATGCCGGAGCCACCCGTAGGGAGCTACCCGTGACAGGGCCGGTCTGGGATGGCAAGGGTGTGGACCCGTGGCTGCCCGCCCGGCTGAATGCCCGGCTCGATGCCGCCCGGGTGGAGCGCGACGTCCGGGAGGCTGTCTGGGCCGCACTGTCGGCCTGGCTGGTCTGGACCGCGCGCCGGGTGCTGCGTGACGATCAACCGCCCGACCCGGACGCGATCTGGGCACGCGCGCCCGTTTGGCGTGACGCCGTTGACCTGCTGCTTCAGGGTGAGATCCTGACGGCCATCGGCCTGGCCTACACCCGTCTGCTGGGCTCGGACTACCCATGGGATCAGCGGGTGTTCGTGGTGCGCTACCTGGCTGAGGTGCGCAACCGGCTGGTCCGGGTGCCGGAGGAGGTCTACGCGCTGGTGGCCGGTCAGCTCGCCACGGGGATCAACCTGGGCGAGAGCATCCCGGCTCTCTCCTCCAGGGTTGACACCGTGCTGTCAATCACGGGTCAGGCGCGCTGGCAGAACCGAGCGACTGTTATCGCCCGGACCGAGACCATCGGCGCGTTGAACGCCGGTCGCTCGGATGCCTTCACCGCCGTGACCGAACAGACCGGCGACCCGCTGGAGAAGTTCTGGCTCAGTACGAGCGACGCCAGAACTCGGACGACGCACCGGCTCGCGGAGGGCCAGCGGGTGCCGGTCGGTCAGCCGTTCGTCGTGGGTGGAGCCGAGCTGCAATTCCCGGGCGACCCGACCGGACCTCCCCAGGAGGTCATTCAGTGCGTCCCGGGGGAGACTCTGGTCAACTTCCCTGGTCTCCGCTCAGCGATACGTCGGCGGTACAAGGGCGAGATGGTCCGTATCGAGCTGACCACCGGCGACCAGCTCACCATCACTCCGAATCACCCGGTATTGAGGGCGGACGGTCTCTGGACTCCGGCCGGTGAGGTCCAGGAAGGTGACCAACTGGTCCACACAATTGCCGGTCGGCAACTTCCGGGACAGCCAGACCCAGGCCACATGCCAGCCAAGATCAGCAAGGTCTACAGCTCGGCGCGCCTGGTGTCCATGTCGTACCGGGTAGCCCTCACCCCACCAGACCTCCACCGCGACTCGCCCGAGGGTGATGTCCAGGTTGTACCCGTAAACCGGGACCTGGCATTCCACGGGGAGCCCGCGACGGACGAGGAGGTCCGTCAGTTCGGATTCACCTTTGCCGACCAGGCGCGTACGGGTCTCAGCCGTGCTGAGCACCCGTTGGATCCGGCGAGCCTCGTCAGTCGCGGGCTGGAGAGCACGCTCGATCCGGCGGGCCTCGTTAGCGGGAGCGGCAAGCGCTCGGCGGGCTTCCGTATCGAGCCGGGACATGCGGATCCGGTTGGCTTCGCTGCTGGATCGAATCTCCAGGTCCAGTCGTTCCAACCGGCGGAGGATGGCGGGACGGCTGACCTTCAGCGCGCGGGCCATGCTGAGCACGCTCTCCCCCCGTTCGTGACGCTGGCGGAGGTCGTCAAGATCAATCGATACGCGTTCAGTGGGCACGTGTTCAACCTCGATACGGGTCATGGTTGGTACAGTGCCAATTCTATCATCGTCCGTAATTGCCGATGCACCATGCTGCTGGTGGAGCCGGGCGAGTCGGTCGATCTGTCCGGCCGCCAGATGAAGGTGAGGCGCTGACATGCCGGACAGCACTGCCGCCGGGGTGATCAGCGCGTTCGCCGCCGTGTTCACGGCCATCGCCCTGGTCATCACTGCCGTTGCCGGTCTCATCGCCGCACACCGCGCCACCCGCAAGATCGACCAGGTTCACAAGATCGTCAACCAGCAGCGGACCGACTCGCTCAACTACCAGCGCGCGCTGATCCGGGCGCTGGAGTCGCACAACATCACCGTCCCGATCGACCAGAGCACGCCAGAAGCAACCGACCGGTAACCTGGTCAGAGGAGGTAAGTCATGGGTACAAAGTTTCGCACCATGCTCGCACCGGTCGGCCTGAGCACCGGCGACGGGCGCCGGTTCAAATCTGGCGGGATCACCCTGGCCGACCTGCCGTTGCCGTTCGAGTGGGCGCGCGAGCGCGAGGGTGGCCATGACGGCGCCGTCTCGGTGGGCGTGGTCCAAGAGGCGCACCTGGGCACGGTGAAGGAGGCCGTGGCCGCCGGGTGGATCGATGCCGGTTCGGTCAAGGGTCTGTCCGCCGACCAGGAGGCTGTCTGGGCGCGAGGCGAGATGTTCGACGACGCCAGCCGTGAGGACATGCCGCGCCTGGCCGAGGACGTAGCTGAGGCCATGCACCTGATGGGCGCGGGCACGCTCGGCCCGTCCGTCGATCTCGACTCGTTCGAGGGCGTCCCGGTGTTCGAGGGTACCGACGAGGAGGTGACCTGGGAGCAGATCGAGGAGTACTACGCCGAGCACGGCAAGGAGCCCAAGATTGAGCTGCTGATCACCCAGGGCCGGGTGCGAGCGGCCACGCTGGTATCCATCCCCGCGTTTGCCGAGACGTCCCGCCCGCTCGAGTTGATCGAGCCCGATGCCGACACTCAAGCGTCAAGTCAGGCCGATGTGCTGGCCCTGGTCGCCTCGATCGCTCAGACCACCGAGCTCCCGGCGGTCGGCGCTTTCGCGCTGCCTGCGCTGGACGGCCCGACCCCGATCACCTTCGACTGGGAGACCGGCCAGGTGTTCGGCCACATCGCCACCTGGCAGACCTGCCACGTCGGCTATTCCGATGTGTGCGTGACCGCTCCCCACGACGAGGGTGGCGCGTACGCCTGGTTCAACCGCTTCCCCGTCGAGACCGAGGACGGCGGCACCGTCTGGGCTGGTCGCATCACCGTGGGCGGGCGGCACGCCGGGCTCGAACTGGGCGCGTCGGACACCATGGGCTACTACGACGACAAGACTGTTGCCGCTCACGTGCGGGCCTACGAGGATGCCCACGGCATCGTGGTCTCCGGCGTGATCGAGCTGGCCGCCGACGACCCGAGCCGGGCCATCCTGGACCGGCGCCGGGTTTCCGGGGATTGGCGGGAAACTCCGGGTGGGCTCAGCCTGGTCGAGGTGCTGGCGCTGTCGCCCGGACCTCGTGCGCACTCTGAGCCGGGTTTCCCGATCCCGGGCACTTTCTCCACCAACGGGCGCCAGACGGCACTCACGGCGGCTCTGGGGCCGGTGGCCGAGGGTTTCTCGTCCCGGGCCAGCCTGGCCGGGGTCGACATCGCGGGAACTGTCCGGCAGGCGCTGGCCGAGGACCGCGCGGCCCAGGCTGCCCGTAACCAACTGGCCGCCTCGCTGAGCAGCGATGTCAACGAACGGCGCGCGGCCCTGGCCGCCGCGCTTCAGGGGAGCTGACCATGGCTTGCTCGTGTAAAGGCAAGGACCGAAAGACCTACATGGTCCAGCTCCCCGGTGGGCTGAAGGTTCCCAAGTCGTCCGAGTCGGCGGCCGTGGCGTTCGCTGCCAAGCACCCCGGCGCCAAGGTCATCAAGCCTGCCTAGGACGCCCCTGGACGGAAGCGGTCCAGGGGATGCGGAGAAGGCCCGGACCAACGTTGGTCCGGGCCTTCCTGCTGTCCTGTCTCAAAATCCAGCCGGTGCGTCCGAGTAGTCCCAGTTCATCGCACGCTCCTGGTCGGCGGTCATGTAGTGGTCCGGGCCTTCACACAGGTCCAGGCTCAGCCCGTGCTCACACAGCGGGTAGAGGTAGTCCAGGAGCTTGGTCCAGGAGACCGGGACCGAGCCCTGACCGCCGTCCTCGGTGTCCAGCTCCCACCAGGCGTGAGTGGAGGAGCGGGCCTTGAGGAAGCTGATGGCCTGGTCCTCGTTCGAGAAGGTGACCTTGTAGCCCCGCCGGTCAGCACAGATGTGGATCATGAGGCTGGCGGTTTCGATCTGAGTGGTCATGGCTGGTGTTCCCCTCTCTCGGTGTCGCTTACGAGAGGAACATTACAGCCATGACGGTGAAGTGTCAACGCTTCCGGCGGTTCCACCATAGGACCAGGGTGAATCCGGCCAGCGCACCGATGGACATCGAGATCAGGATCTCCAGCGCCTTCATGATCATGACCCGGCCACCACGCTCTGAGCGCGCACCGTGCGGGTCAGGAAGTCGCACCCGTCACCCCAGCGGTAGCTCTCCACCAGATCGGTACCTGGCACCGGCGA